AGAGAAGAATTTTTTGATATTTTCGATGTGAAGAAAGCAGAAAATTTATCCTACGATGAACTAGTTCAATATAATATTGGTCTGCATCCAATAGACGAATATGGTGACATTTATAAAACAATGTCAAGTTTTGAAGCACAACGCTTTGTTGATGCTAGAGACAGAGGAGAAATAAATGATTACTTGCCTGTAATTAATGAGGTCATGTTAGATGCACAAATAACAATACCACATGATATAAACTCTAAGGCAATTTTATTGCAAGACTATACTGTGCATTTGCAAGGTATTATTGATAGAATGTTTAGACAGGGAAATAATTATATTCCTATAGAATTAAAGACAGGCCCTTGGAAAGATTATAAACTCACAGGTATGAGAGCAGAAATGTCTTTCTATAAGTTACTAATGGATAATGCTACTGATGAATACTTAGCAGATAAGGGAATAGAGAGACAGGAAATAACACATTGGGGATGGTATTATCCTGTATCTAATTATATTCAAGTAGAGCCTGTTAAGAAGACAAGTATGAATGCAGTTATGAAAGGAATTGCAAAGTTAATTTATGCTTATGAAAGAAACGAGTTCCCAGAAAAATATTACTACAAAACTTGCGAGTGGTGTAGTTTCAAGCCATTATGCCCTGCGGCACAAAAGGCGGAATTTATATGATAGATGAAAAAGTAATAGAGAAATTGAAAGGAAAGACATGGACATTTGATGAAATTAGTCAAGTGAACATATTAATAGAACAAATCCAAGAAGAGTTATACGATGAATTGGATGCAAAGGAAAAACTAGATTTAGTTTGGACAAAGGAAATCCCCGGAGATGGTAGAACATTTGGTGAGTTCTTTAAGGCAAACGTAGATTATGTTTTATCAGAACAAATAGCAATAGTAATAAAGGCACAATTAAGCCAAGCAAAAATAAATTTTAATGAGGATGATAAAGATGAAATTTCCGAGAGAAGTGTGGGCGGGAAGCCACCTGCCAAACGCGCCACAAATGAAAAGACAAGTAGTAAGAAGTCATAAAGAATATGTTGATTGGGTTAATGCATTCAATGGTAAAATGAATTGTTATACTACAGTATATGATTTTGAACATTTTGCAGAAACGGCAAAAGTAGATTCATCTGTTATTATTGATAGAGCGTTTTTAGATTTTGATGCACACGGAGAGCCATTAGAAAAAGCATATGTAGATTTCAAAGATATTTATCGCGACTTACAAGGAAGAGGTTTAAAATTTGATGCATTGTTTTCAGGTAAAGGATTTCACATTATAGTATATGGAGAGAAGGTAGATGATATTAGAAACATTCAAGCGTATTTTACCACGCTGGTTCAGCATTATCCTACTCTTGATAGAAGTGGAATCCAAACTAATAGACTTCGTAGAATCCCTAACACGGTGAATCTTAGTAGCGAAGGCCCATACTTTTGTATCCCCATTGATGGTGAAATAGTTGAAAGTTTAGAAGATATATTAACTCATGCTATGGAGCCTAGAATAAAACCTGTCGTCCAAACACATTATCGTTATAATCAATCCTACGTCAGTAATAAATTAATGAGTTGGCCTGTAGTTAAACCAATTGAAATGGTAGATATAGAAATAGAAGCACCAAAACCGCCGGGAGAATTACCTATATTACCATGCTTATACAATGCAATTATGGTAGAGAATCCGGGACATTATGCAAGAGTATATTTAGCACAATGGTATAGAGACATATTAGCAATGGGAGAAAGAGAAATACCCACAGAAGAACGTGAAAAGATAGTAGGTATTATTATGGAAGAGTTTAAGGCAATAGCCTCTAATGAAAACGTGTGGTTAGATTGGAATGAAGGAGTGACTATGCGTCATGTTAGATTTATTGTTAATGGTGGTTATCATGCGCCTAGTTGTAAAGACAAATTAATACCTCAGGGTTATTGCCCCGGAAAGTGTTGGAGATATGCAGATGGATAAGTTAATAATAGATAGCAGAGAGAAGTCTGACTTGTGTGCTTATGTTGAATCAGAAGCAAGTAGATTAAATATTCCTAGTGAGAAACAATGGATAGAGATTGGAGATTATGTTTATAGAGATGTTTGTTTTGAAGCAAAATCTACTATTGATTTCTTAATGTCTGTAATTAATAAGAGACTATGGAATCAAATAGATAATATGGATAGACACTTTGAACATTCTATAGTAATAGTACATGGTTCTCTTCACCAATTAGTTGCGTATCCTAAATTTGTTAATATAAACATTCCCGAACAAACCCTGTTAAATAAGTTCTACGGTGCTATTAGTAAGATAACCCTAGATACTGATACCAGAGTGTTCTGGACAGAAAGCCCAAAGAAAGCCGCAAGATTAATGACAACGATATGTAAAATGAGACCGTTTAATAGAGATGTAATAAGACCAAGTTTACTAAAAAGAATAACAACAGATGATTTAAGAATAGATATGTTATGCACAATTAAAGGCGTTAGTGAAAGTAAAGCGAAAAAGATAATAGAAAGATATGGTTCCGTAATGGAAATAGGAGAGGCAACGTCAGGAGAGTTAACTTTAATAGAGGGAATTGGCCCCACGATTGCACAGAGAATCATAGACACGTTGAATAGTGAAGATAGAGTGATAGTATGAATATTGAAAATAATAATGAAGATGAAGCGTTTTACGCTTTTATAGATGATGATAAGCAGGTAACAAGTAATAAATTAACATTACCTGAAATAGCACAGAAGTTTACCGAAGATGCGGTGCAGGCTTCTAACTATAATAATGTGCCTTCGTCACTAGCATTTTTTACAATGTTAGGACAGTTATGTAAGGACATGGTAGCAATACCTAGTGGTGTAAATAAAGATGATATACGATTGCATTTCTTGTGGCTTCAGACCTCAGGAACTGGTAAATCTACTTTAACAAATTGGTTTAAGCCAATTGTTGAAAGAACCTTTACCATATTAAATACTGACCACGGACAGGATTTTAATATATTTGATGTAACTGATTATACAGATGCTGCATTAATTGGTTCAATGGAAAATGCTGAAGAACAAGTTCAGCAAGAAGATGGTAGTTTTGTAACAGTTCAAGTTGCTAGACCAACCCCCGGTCAATTAGAGGGTAATGGATTAGCAATGTGGGATGAGTTTGAGTATTCAGGAATATTTAAACAATCACAACACAAAGAAAATTCTATTGTATATCTAAATACATTTATGAATACTTTGTGGGGTTCTACTTGGGTAATTAAGAAGAAATTGAAATTAGGCGATGAACCTTTAGAGTGTAGATGTAAGCGTTCTTCGTTTGCTACAAGTTATATCCCTAAGCAGTTAACAACTGTTATTACAGAAAAGGGTGTTCTACAGCGAATGCTCATATTTATATGGGAAGTTCCACAACACCAACAACAACAGATGAGAAGAAGATTAATTTCTGATTGGGGAACAATAAAAAGTGCAGAAGAACCACTATTAAAATATGCAGATGCTTTTGTAAAACTTTTCCAAGTAGTCAAAGAAAGATATGAAGAAGTAGATTGTGACCCACTTAAGGTTGTTACAATTAATAAACAAGCAAACGATGCGTTAACTAGAGAATGTATATTGATGGAAGAATATATTACGGATAGTAGACAAGAAGTCTTTGAAGCAATGGAAACTTTCATTAATAGAATTTTGAAACATATTCAGAAACTTGCGGTTCTATGTTGTATTGCAGAGGCCCCAAGTATTCCTGATAAATCAAAAAGATTTATTGTAACACAAAACCATGTGCTACAGGCCTCTTCTCTTGTCCGACAATGTTATAAGAGTCTTGTATCTTGGCTAGATGAAGCCCTTAGAGTGGAACACAAGAGTATGGCAAATCAAGCCAATTATGCCGTCTTTAAAAAGATTTGTAAACAAGAAGCAGATGAACAAGGATGGATTCATAAGGCAGAGTTGTTTTCTAAGGTTAGACAAGAAACTCAAAAAGGTGCAGCAACTATTTATAAATGGTGGCCTAAGGTAGAAGAATATTTTGAAACCAGAAAGATTAGTAAAAGCACATATGTAAGATTAAAGGAAGATGTAAACAATGAAACATAAGACTAAGTTTTTAGTATTTGATGTAAACAATGGCCCCAAGACGGTGGTTGATAGTTTAAATGTTGAGGGAGAAGCCGGATGGCAACTAGCCTCTATAATAGCAGTAGGTGATGGAAATCATCTTGTGGCTTTCTTAACCAAGTCATGGGAAGATAGCATAGTTAATCCAGAAGAAGATAAGAAAAAGAGTATTTCTAAGTTATGGGGTGGTTCAGAATGAGTGATGTAATGGCCCTTGATATTGAAACAAAGAATTATTCTTATGATATTGGCGGGTGGGATAATACCCATATGTTTAAAGTGTCTACTGTATGCACATGGGATGGAGATAAAGGAACTATCTATATTGATAAAGCAGTAGATGACTTAAAGAAAGGTAACATAGATGTTAAGCCTATATCTCAACTTAAGTTTGATTTAGATGACCACCTTGAAAAGGGTGGTAAGTTGCTAGGACATAACATTGCAGGATTTGATTTACCTGTATTAAGAGATGCACTTGATATATATTGTATACAAAAGTATTTAAATAAAAGAGCATATATTGATACTAGCCGAGAGATAACTAAAATTGCAGGTGAAAGATATAGCCTTAACAATTTAGTATCTCACACACTCGATGAATCCAAAACAATGGATAGTGCAGATGCACCTAAAGTCTGGAAAGCAGGGGGATATTCAGAAGTTGCTGAATATTGCTTAAAGGACTGTCAGTTGGTTTATGACCTATGGCAGAAGGGTGTAACTGAAAACGTTGTTAAAGGATTCTCAAACGAGAAAGAAGAAGAAGTAATAATGGAAGTGAATTGGTAATGGTGTCAACAATAGAAGCCGTGCTATGGGTAGTATTTATCCTTGGAGTTAGCCTGTTATTCTTCGCTGCGTTTGGTTCAGATAGAGTATCGAATCAAACCATCGAAGAATACATGGATAATCTAATAACTGAGGAAAGTGGAATCCGTGGCCCTTAGAGAACAATGCCCGTCTTGTGGTGTTGAAACAATCCCTAGAAGGATTCTAGGGTTTTATGTGGGTTCTCCGCAAAGAGTAAAGATTTGGGAATGCCGAGAGTGTAATGCTCTTTGGTCTGAGAAAGTCTTACCCTTAGCGGAGGCTCACTAACTTTTTTTTGGCTTTTGAAAAATTCCAAAAGTTAATTTAGAAATAAGCCTTTTTTGATTCTAGGAAAATTAATTACCAGCATTAACTTGTTATATATTTTCCTCAGTTTTGTATCTCTTTGGGTTTTGAAACACCCCGAAAATGTGCGATTGCGTGCCTTCTGAGAGCGTTCTTTGGTTCGGTTATCCCATCACAGCATCAGCCCCCAAATGCCGCTATTTGGCCCCTGTGGGGGAATATGCTGGACTAAAAAGTTCCGCCAATGCTTCGTCAGTTTATATATGCTCGACACCAGAACTTCTTCTTTTAACACTTGTTCTTAACAAAGTATTACATCCAATCAGGTCTAGTAGGCCAATTAGCCCATGCTTCTGCTGTTGTATCATACTCTGTAATATCTAATAAAGCCTGTCTATATGTGGCTAACTCAGTTTGTTGTGTTGTGGTTAATGTATTGTAAAACAGAATGCCTTGATACTTATCTGCCATCTTTAACCTACCATTTCTTTTCGCTCTTAATTCTTCCCAGTTAAATTCTTCTGTTGTATCTGGGTTATACAATTCATGGCCGGGGCCAACATTGTAACTTACTGTTACATTTGGGTTTACATATTGTTCTACTGGTTCTTCTTCTTCTGTCATTTAATCACCTAAATATCATGGCTATAATAAATATCCACTATCACATCACCCATGTCTACTGCACCAGATTCTCTTCTTATTGATATAATGTCACCTGCGTCATAGGATGCGCTTAGACCTGTCATTGTGTAAGTATGTGCAGTTGAGTTTGCATTCTCTGAGTTCTGTCTTGTGAAGTCACTTGCATCAAGGCTGAGATTAGTTAATGTCCCTGTACCTGCATCCCCATTTGCGAATATTCTCCAAACCTGTGCGGTTGTTCCACTAAGAACAACACCGCTTGTTCTGAATTGAACGGCTCTAATTGTAATATCTGTTGGTATTGCGATGTTTCCATACCCTGCTTCGTTATCATCAAAGGTAAGTGCTTTAAGTCCAGCACCCCCACTTGCCGATGTTCCGTAATCTAACTTACCAAATCGCATCATACTCCAATTATTCCATCCTTTTGTTGATGAAGTTGATTGTATACCTCCACTTACGTCTATATCACCATCAGCCTGAATGGTCATTCTTGTTGTTCCCGCAGTTTGGAATGTCTGAGTATTAGTACCAAAAACTAATCTGTTTTGTCCGGTTTGTCCTGCGTGTGCTAAAGCGTAAGCAACTGCTATGCTACCTTCAACGTGCAATTCACATTCGGGACTCGTAGTGCCTACTCCGACTCTTTGAGTGCTACCATCGAATCTTGCCCATTCAGTAGAACCTGCTCTAATTACCACATCTGAATCAGGGTCTAAATATATACTTGCATCTGCGGCTACATGAAGTGATTCAGTAGCGTCAGTATTAGCATAGATATAAGTGTCTGTAGAATCGAAGTATATTCTCTTATTTTCTGCTAGAGAAAGATTACCTCCAATAGACACATCCTTCGTTGAACCGTCTTCAACAACAACCTTTCTTAATCCACCCCAAGAAGAATCTTCACCGCTTCTGAAATATAATGGTTCAGTTTCCATGCTATCTGAACCATTGACGTTTGATGAAACTAATTGCCATGCTCGGTAATCATCTCCCCAACCTTTCATTGTTAGAACTCCATCCCAACTGTTATCGCTTCCTGTTATTTCATCAGTAAAGGATAGAGACATGGCATTTGCCATATAAGCAGAGGGAGCAACGTCACCATCGTTTCTTCTATCTCTAATGTATAATTCTGCTAGATTGTCGCTCATGTAGGCTTCTACTACTGAAATATCCATTCTCTTTAATGTTCCATTATCACTTAGAACTAATTCATCAGTTGATGCTAAACCACTTGTTAAGGCAGTTGCACCTGTAATATCACCAACAGCGAATGAAGAACCACTACCGCTTTGATTTGCCCAAGATAATGAACCGCTACCATCTGTCTTTAACACTTGATTCGCTGAACCGTCTGCATTAGGGAAAGCATAAGCATTAAAGAAAGTAATTGCCGAATCTTCTACTTGGAATCTCTCAGTACCATTTGTCTTCAAAGTAATATGATTACCTGAACCTGCTGCAATAATATC